CGGCTCGGCCCCCCACCCTGGCCATGTGTTGTAGTAGCCGCTGCCATTGATGAAGCCCTGCGGTGAGCCTGGGGCATAGGCAAGTCCGGTCGCATCGCAGCGCCACGGGAACTTCATCCAGCGGTCGGCCGCGTTGACCCGCTTCATCGTCACCGTGCCGTCGTCATTGATCTCGGACTCGAACACGGTCGCGTTCGCGTAGAGGCTCTTGGTGAATGCCTCTGGGCGCATCTTCAGGTTGGTCTTGCGCTCCATGACCTGATTGATGTCGCGCACGAAGACCAGTTCGTCGTTCATTTCCCACAGGGCCTTGGTGATGCTGAGCATCTTCGCCTGGAGCAGAACCTGATTGAAGTCGCGCTTGTCGGCCATGCTCTTGAGCACGTCGTCCAGGCCGCTCTTGCCACCCGCCACGACCTCGGGCATCTCGACGAAGTAGACGTAGGCACCCAGCGCAGCTAGCCGCTCAGCCAGCACGTTCGCGGCCTTGCACACTCCTGGCTTGGTGCGCGCGTCACTGTCGAAGTCGATGTAGACCTTGCGGCGGCACCAGTTGATCTGCTGAAGCTCGGGCAGGAAGTCGAGTCCCTCCTTGCCGTTCATGAAGGACCACACGCCGCCCAGGCCGATGCACGGATAGCCATGCTTGCAGGCGCATGCTGCCTTCTTCTCACCCTCTGCGAGGTGTATCGGGTAACGAACGTCCTTGAGGATCTCAGGCCAGTTCGTCACATTGGTCGGGAAGTAGGCCGCGAGGCCGGTTCCAGGTGCTTGCGCGTAGCGTTGACTCTTGCCGGTGGCGACCGAGACCAGATCGGTCTGTTCCTTCAGGTAGCGAATGCGTGAGTAAGGCTCAGCGCCAGGATGGTTGATGAAGGGCTGGCCGGTCCACGGGTCGTAGTAGGGAATGAGCAGGGAGGGAATGTCCTTGAATGATGGGTGCAGTGCCTTGGTCTCCGCTGCGCTCAGTGCGATCATGCCCAGTGCGTCCTTGTCGGACTCGTCCAGGTCTGATCGTTCGAGGTCGTGCAGCGCAAGAGTCAAAGCTTCCTGCGGTGGAAGCTTCTTCTTAGGCATGCGGACCTCTATCGGGTATTGATGCGGGTGATGATCAACTGGATAGGTGAGTAGTCTGAGGTGTGCTCCCTGGACAGCCGCTTCATCACACCACGGCCCATCGATATGCGCTGACGCAGCGTGCTCTCCTTCAGGCCGGTGAGTTCAACCAAGGCCGCGTAGCCGGTGATGATGCGATCCTCAAGGCACTTGACCTCGCGCTGGGTGTCGATGTGCTCGACCACGAACTTCTGACTGTTGCGGTAATCCTCCCAGTGCTTGGCCATCTGGTTGGGTGCCTCGACCGGCTGCGCGCTGGCCAGCATGGTCCTGAGGCTAGTGATACGTTGATCCGCTACCTCGCGATGTTTGACCGGAAGCTGCTGGGCGAACTCCCCGCAGGCCTCCAGCGCAAGCTCTGCTACCTGCTTGAAATCCAGCATATTCTGGCTCCTAGGGTGGTGAATCAGGTAAGGTGAACCGAAACGGGTGGTGATGAATGATAGGTCGGTTGCCAGGAAAAATCTCGTATTACTTTTAAGTTATTTTGCCCCTCGATCCCCCCAACCAGGGGCTATGCGAGGTCGGAAAAACCCGGCACCTATACCAGATGTCTTGATCTTCTCAATGATGTTTTATGAGTAAATGACAAGTTCATCAAGTGCGATATGAACAAAACACCCCGAAAATCCATAAACCGAACGCTCGTTCTGCTTTTTCAGAATGCGTAACAAAGGCCTGAAAGCCGCGCCACTGTAAGAAATAATGTGTAACGCTGTTACAGAAAACACAATTCTTTCCGGCACTCTCCCCCCTTATGGTTTTACTTATACTAAATAGATCTATTTTCTAATACTATATATATATATTTCTCTTCTTTTCTATAAGAAATTAAGAAGAAATAATCTGTTATTCTGAAACTGAATTCAAATTTTCCTTGTGCTGTATAGCTGCCTTTCTGTTTCGTATTCCGTTTTAAAATGTGTTATTCCGAAACAGGTTATTTTTTCTTTCCGTGTTTTGATTCGACTTAGATGTGTTACAGATCTGGAAATCGTGCCCCTCCACCAGATAGTCTGGGCTGGACCCCTTGCGTGGCTGCACACTTGTCCCTATGGCGAAGGCATCAACCACCCCCACAGCGAATGCAGCGGCTTCGGCCTCTGCACAAGCCCAGGCTGCTCGTCATGCCCTGCATGTGCAGCGCAAGGCAGAAGCTGTGCAGATGCAGGCTGCTGGCCTGTCTCCGAAGGACATCGCTGTGCGGCTAGGCATTTCTACCACGACTGTGCTCCGCATGATCGCACCTGCGACAGCCGCGCCCACAGTGGCTGCACCCGTGCCCACTGCGCCCGCGCCCAATGCGACCGGACCATCACCCGCAAAGCCGCGCCCCAAGCGCATCTTCGCAAACCTGCCATCACACCCTCGCATGATCATCGCGAAGGATCGCCGCGCACGGTGCTTGGAGATGCGCATTGCGGGCCTGTCTGAGCGTGAAATTGCCGCGCGCCTTGGTGTGAGTAAGACCCAGGTTGTGCGCATGCTGGCAACATCACTCGATGCCCTGAACGCCAGCGAGATGAATGGCGCACAGCGTCTGCGCAGGATCGAGCTTGAGCGGTGCGAGAAGATGATGAAGGGCCTGATGCCCCACTTTCGCGACCCTCGCTATGTGGACAGCCTTCTGCGCATACAGGAGCGTGCCGCGAACTACCTTGGATTGGATGCACCGAAGCGTGAAGAAGTTATTCAGAAGACCATGGGCGTGGAAGAGCAACTGGACCTCAGTGCATTAGCACCTGAGGAGTTGCGCACACTGGATGAGATCCTGGCAAAGTGTGGGGTTCTTGTGCAGGAGGCGCATCGTGCAAAGACCTAGCCTCCCCCTCGCTGTGCGTGAGATCGTGAAGCGCAAGCTGGCACGCGTGAATCTGCTCGACTTCATCATGTATACGAAGCCGGACTACCTCGCTGGCTGGTTCCAGCAATTGCTGTGCAGGCGCATGGATCGCTTCCTGCAACGCGTTGTGAACAAGGAAGGCCCGCGCATGCTGGTGTTCGCACCTCCGCGCCACGGCAAGACCGAGATCGTCTCTCGTCGCTTCCCTGCATACTGCCTGGGTCGCTACCCTGACATGGCCTTCATTGGCACGTCGTGGGGCAACGATTTGGCATCCTCCATCAACCGCGATGTGCAGCGTGTGATATGCAGCGAGGAGTATGGCGAACTGTTCCCCGACACGAACCTGTGGGGCAAGAACATCCGCACCGTCGCTGATGGGTCGTATCTGCGCAACAGCGACATCTTCGAAGTCGTGAATCATCGTGGCGTCTACAAGAGCGCAGGGCGCGGTGGTGGTATCCCTGGTCGCGGTGGCGACATCATCCTGATGGACGACGTGGTCAAGGACAATGAGGAAGCGTTCTCCGAGACCGTGCGCGCATCGACGTGGGATTGGTATGTGAACGATCTCTATACCCGCAAGATGCCTGGGGCTGGGATCCTGCTCATCATCACACGACGACACGAGTTCGACATTGCGGGTCATCTGCTCGACAACATGAAGAAGGGCGGCGAGCAGTGGGAAGTGATTTCATTCCCGGCCGTCGCTGAGCATGACGAGTTCGACGAAGACGGCACGCTGCTGCGCAAGGAAGGCGACCCTCTGCACAAGGAGCGTTACTCGCTGAAGGAGTTGATGGAGATCAAGATCGGCACTGCGGACGAGCCGGGTGTCGGATCCAAGGTGTGGGCCTCGCTCTACCAGCAGCGTCCCAGTGCGGCCGAGGGCAACCTGTTCAAGCGTGAATGGTGGAAGTTCCTGCGGCCGATCAAGCAGCCCATCGAGATGGGGCCGAGCGAGCGTCGTGCATACTTCCGCGAGCTTGGCATTCTGCGCATCATTCAACGCTGGGATACGGCACTGGGCGAGACGAAGCAGGACGACTACACGTCATGCGTCACGCTCGGTATCGCGCGCAATCGCTACTACATCATCGACGTGTGGAAAGGCAAGCTGCAATTCCCCGACGTGAAGCGTGCCGTGCAGCAGCAGTTTGACAAATGGCACCCGCAGAAGGTCTACGTGGAAGGTGGTGGCAGTGCATCAGGCAAGGCTACAGTGCAGGCCATGAAGCGCGAATGCACAGTGCCGATCTTCGAAACCATCACGTCCACTGACAAGGTGCTGCGCGCGGACACGGTGAGTCCTGCGGTCGAGTCCGGTTTCGTGACGATCCTCGAAGGCGGCGAATGGTGCGCAGGCTTCGTGGACAACTGCGCGAACTTCCCCAATGCTCAGCACGACGATGATGTGGACGCGTTCATCGGTGCGATGGAAACGGCCATGACCAAGGGCGCGGGCATGCACATCAGTGATGACTTCCTCGCAGCGATCGGTGCGTGATGGGGAGCGGCTATGGGGCTACTTCGCGACTTGCTCTGGCTGCTCCGAGTCATCGTTGCAGTATTACTGCCGAGGTCTATCAGAAGACGCAGAGCGATTACGAAGCGATGGCGCAGGCACTAGCGACTGCGCAGGACGGCGAAGGCGCAGGTCATCCATTCCACGGCAACCAGCACACGGGCGGCACTGGGCGTGCTGAGCATGCTGAACAAGTCCCTGGTATGTCAAACGCTAGTATCGACATTGAGAAGTTCTGGGAGAAGGAAGACGCTGCGCACGAAGCTCGCAACGAGGCTGTGCGTGAATACAACAAAGCGATCACGGGCAAGGGCTGGGCTAAGAAGGAAGATTGGAAAGTCGCACAGGCTGAGATGGAGAAAGCAGAGCAGGCCTGGAAAGACGCCAAGAAGGAAATGAAGCAGGCCGAACTGAAATGGCTCAAGCCTGGGATGGAGCATGCCAAGGCTGTGTGCATTGAAGAGGCCAAGCGTCAGGACTTCCCTGTGGACAAGCTGAAGTTCACGACCAGTGAGAAAGAGTTCAACGTCGGCGGAAATTCATTCAGCGAGGCTGGGCACTTCGACCCAGTCACGAAAGAGATCACATGCCGCTTGAAAGGTATGGCACTGAGCAGCAAGACAGCAGGCCTGGAGACTATCTCGCATGAGCTTGGGCATGTCGCGTTCCACGTTGCCGAAGACACGGTAGGTCGTGGCAAGCTGTGGAGCATAGCTCGTGAGAAGGAGCTTGCAGAAGCCGGTGGTGTGAGTGACTACAGCAAATCCTATTGGAGCAAGGCTGGCGCTGGTGTGCATTGCATCGGCAGTGGATACAACCGTCTCGCAGTGAATGAGACCATCGCAGAGATCCACTCCAAGGCTGCGGTGGAGCACGCGGCTGCGAAGTATGAGGGCAGGCCTGAGAAGACGCTCAAGGAGCTTGGCGTGCCCGAGGTGTGGAAGACGCAATACAACGACATCATGGGCATATCGAAGTGGCCCACGGGTGCGCATGACTCACGGCTCAGTGTCACTGAAGAGGTGGACGCATGACTGCCGTGGTGAAGGACTTCGTGATCGATGGCCGCAAAGGCACGTATGCACAGCTTGACAATGGCCTCTTCAAGTTCGTGTTCGACGATGGTGAAGTGCGCATTGCGCGCAAGAACACTGAGACCGTGCCCGTGAAGGAGAAGCAATGATCACCATCACCGCACTCCTTCTGCTCGCCGCTAGCCTGTCCGCTCCACTGGCCATCCCGCCCATGCCCGAGCCTGTGCCCCTGCGCGCGGACGACAAGGCCAAGGCAGACTTCATGAACGACGCGGTGGAGATGGCGGCTGACTACATCCTCATGGCCTTGGACGCGATGGAGAAGGCGCACAAGCATGGTTGCAGCATCGAGCTTACTGACCAGGGCTTCGAGAATGGCGAATTCTCGGAGTTCTTCAAGCTTGTGTGCGCGCTCATCGGTGGCTATTTCAAATCACACGGCTACGATGTTTCCGCGTCCACTGAAGGCAACACCGCAACCATCCATGTCCAGTTGACGGAGCTGCAATCATGAGTCTATTTTCCTGGCTGGACCGCAAGCGCAGAGGCTACTGGGCACTCGCAGTGTGCGAGTGGCGCAGGCACCAGCATCATGTCGAAGTGGCAGAGGTTCTGAGCAAGCACAAGCAGCACATCAGCGAAGCGTTCCTCGCACGCCTGGAAGAGGACAATGAAGGCAAGTCCGGTATCTACCACGCGCACGAAATGCCGGTGCCGCAGTGGACCGTCAAGCCATACACGCCACCCATGAAGGTCATGTGCTCGGACGGCAAGATGCTGGACGAGCACGTCCTGGCCATGGACGACCAGCTAGGCGCGATGTGGAAGGGCTACGACAACCAGCACGCCATGGGCATGACCGGCCTGGGCTTCCCTGGCTTCCCCTACCTGAACGAACTCACGCAGATCAGCGAGTATCGCGACATCAGCGAGCGCACTGCGAAAGAGATGACCCGCAAGTGGATCAAGTTCCGCAGCACGGGCGATCACAAGCGCGACAAGGAGATCAAGCAGATCGAGGTCGAGCTTGTGCGTCTGCATGCGAAGAACATGTTCGAGCGGTGCGCTGTGCTCGATGGCTTCTTCGGGCGTGGCCAGATCTACCTGGACTTCGGTGACAAGGAGATCGACGACGTCGAGGAGATCGGCAGCAAGCTGCTCATCCAGCACGAGAAGATCAACAAGAAGCACCCGCTCCAGGCACTGAAGGTCATCGAGCCAATCACGACCTACCCCGCGACCTACAATTCGACCTACCCGCTGCGCCAGGACTACTACGAGCCGACCTCATGGTGGGTCTACGGTGCGCGCGTCGATGCCTCACGTCTGCTCACGTTCGTGGCCCGCCCACTACCCGACCTGCTCAAGCCGATCTACAATTTTTCGGGAATGAGTTTGAGCCAGCTTGCCCAGCCGTATGTTGACTACTGGATGAGCACGCGGGACAGCGTCGGTCGTCTGCTCAAGAACTTCTCATGCAGCGTGCTGAAGACGGACCTGTCCTCGATCCTCCAGGGCGAGGGCTATGACGAATTCCTGAAGCGCGCGCGCATGTTCAATGCACTGCGCGACAACCAGGGTCTGATGGTCCTGGACAACGAGGGCGAGGCATTCGAGAAGCACGAGACCAGCCTGTCCGGCCTGGACAAGTTGCAGGCGCAGGCGCAGGAGCACATGGCCGCAGTGGCGAAGACCCCACTCACCATCCTCATCGGCATCACGCCCACGGGTCTGAACACGACGGCCGAGGGCGACATCACGATCTACAACAACCACATCAACAACCAACAGGAGTCGATCTTCCGGCCCAACCTGGAGCGTCTGGTCAAGATCATCATGCTGTCCCTATTCGAAGAGATCTACGACGACATCACGTTCGACTTCGTCGATCTGGTCAGCCAGACCGAGAAGGAAAAGGCCCTGATGCGCAAGTCCGAGGGCGAGACGGATCAGGTCTACGTCACGATCGGCGCAGTCAGCCCTGAAGAGGTGCGCGGCAAGATCGCAGCGGATCCCGACAGCGGCTACGACGACCTGGACGTGGATCACCCGGAGGGCAAGCTGGGCCTGCCTCCCCCACCGGCCGGTGCTATGCCTCCCAAGGGCAAGGGCGGCGCAGGTGGCGCGGGTGGTGGAGGATCCACACAGGCCGAGAACACGGCCGAGACGAACGCTGCATTCAATTCGCCTGGGGATTCGGTTCTGCATGATCACGCGTATGGACTCTGGATGGACGCGATCGCGCAGGACGAGTTCAACGGCAACCAGCATACTGGCGGCATTGGTGGTAAGAACGACTCACCACTCGCGAAAGCGACGAAGCTCTCGTCAGCCGCACAGAGGTCCACGAACCGTGCGTGGACCGCTGGCTCCAAGGCTGCTCACCTGAAGGCGCAGCATGCGCATCAACGAGCACTGGCTGCTCATCAAGCGGCCTTGGGGTCAGCCACCAGCAACCTGAGCCATGTGCATCACGCGTTCATCGACGCGCACCATGCGGCCATCATCGCCCATGGCCTGAAGGCGAACGAGAAGCACAACGAGGCCGAGGACGCGAACCCTGAGGGCATCAACCAATACACCGGCACGGCTGCACCCAAGACCTATCCGGGTGTGGGCGCGCACGAGCATGCACAGGCGGGCTACGAGGCTTCGATGAAGTCCGTGCAGCTTGCGGCCAAGTCCGGCGACAAGCAGCTTCTGGCCAGTGCGCGCGCAGCGGGCGAGGCCACCTACGCTGCCATGGAGTCCGGCAAGACGGCAGACTTCAACACTGCGGCCAGCATGCACGGCAAGCTCGCCACTGAGTGCGTGACATCCAATCATCTCGACGAAGCACAAGCACACATGGATGCGTCGGAACGTCTGAAGTGGGCAGGCATGAAGATAGCGGAGGGAGCGGAATGAACGACCTCGACACCCTGCGCTTCTACCGCTTCCAGGCCCAGCCACTGCTGGTCCATCTCTACCAGGAAGCCAAGCTCCCCGCGCCGGTTGATGGGTTCGACTACAAGATCGAAGGGCCACGTCTGGTGGCTGCACTACGCGAACAAGGATTCAGTTTTCAGTTCATCACCAAGGAAGAGAAGAAACCCTGAACCACTCTGGAGGCCTGAAATGGCTACTTTCGTTTTCACCTGCTGCGGCCGAACCGTCACGGACCCCAACCAGAACGGTGCCTCTGCCACGTTCGAGCATCTCTGCATTGGCGACGTGCCCTGCATCGGTCTCGCCAACAACGTGAATCCTGCGTCCGCGACGATAGACGTGCCGACCGAGATCGTTGACCCCGGCACCGGCACGGTCGTCGGCACCGATGGCGGCACGCCCACGAACGGCGACGGCCAGTAGAATGCCTCTGCGCGCACCGGGTCCGAACCCGATCCTGCTCTCGCCCGTGCAGCCCAGTGCGGCTGTCCGGGCTTGGTATGCCCGCAGGCTTGACGCGCAGATCACCAGCATGCACCAGCACGTCCAGGTGGCCATCCAGGGCCTCTGGGAGACGAACCAGCCTGTCCATGTCGCCACGTTCCCGGCCCACGTCCTGGGCGGGCTGCTGGACCGGCTGGAGGCTCATTACGTCGAGCAGTTCAACCTGCGCGCCAGCGAAGTCGTCCACGGCTTCCTGCACCGCTGCCTGGACCACGTCGATTTCGCCTTCGGGGCAAGCCTGCGCAAGGCTGGCTTCCAGGTGGCCGCGCGTGGCCCGCTCACCTACGATGCCCTGGCCATGGACGAGTTCGAGGAGGATCTGCATCCTCGTGATGACCATGGCCGGTTCGCAGGCAGTGACTGGACCGGCCCATGTGGCAACCAGGAACTGAGCACACGCATTCCGAAGGAAACCAAGACTCGGAAGAACGATCCAGAACACGTGATGCTCAAGTCTGACCTCCAGGCGCTGCGTGACGCGCCCGCGCTGAACGACAAGAGCAAGACGCCGTGGGAGAAGATTGCGGAGTGCGTCTCATCCTATCCGAACTTCCAGGCCCAGCCCGGTGACACGCCTGACCGGATCATCGAGCGATACATCAACGACGGTGTGAAGAACCTGCAATATCTCTACGACCGCATGTCCCCTGAAGATCGTGACCGTGCGATGCAATGGTATGACGGTGCGCACGACATTGCGACCGGCTTCGCGCAGAAGTTCGGACTGAGTACTGCACAGGCGTCCGCAGCTATTGCCACCCTCTCCCCCAAGCGTGACTGGAGGGAGAACGTATCCCTGGCCGAACGATACATGGACATCATGCATGACCATCAAGGTGCGAGGTGGGACTCCGAAATGTCGAAGTTCTCCACCGAAGCGGGAGCCAAGGACTTCGCGAACAAGGAAGTCATGTCTCGCGTCGAGGGTAAGACCCTGGGCGAATTGAACAGTGCTGCGGACAAGGCCCTGTGGCTCATAGCCTACGATGGTGTGCACAACGAACGAGGATTCCGCGAGATCTCGCCCGAAGGAAAGTTCGGTGAGTTCGTGAAGAAGGATGATGGCTCGCTGAACAACATCGGGGGTGCGAGCGTGGTGCAGGTTGCACACATGGTGCAGGTTTACGAGCATGGTGATGCCCGGACCATCAGTGATGCACTGGGCGACGGCCACAAGGTGCGCAACTTCTACAACAACATCTACAATCCGAACTCCACTGAAGGTCATGTGACCATCGATACGCACGCGGTGGCGGGGATCCTGCTTCGCCCACTGGGACTCACCGACAACGAGGTGACGCAGAACTTCGGTGGTGGCAAGCCAGCGGTTAGTGAAGCGTCCACAGGGATCAAGGGCACCTACTGCCTCAACCAGGAGGTATTCAAGCGCGCGGCTGAACTGGAGCATCTGCTGCCACGCCAGATGCAGTCCATCTGCTGGACATCCGCACAGACCTTGTTCACCACGGGATTCAAACATTCGGATGGTGAGAAGAAGGTCTCCGCACTCTGGCAGAAGTATCACGACTCGAAAGGAGCGATGTCCCTTGGTCAACTCCATAAAGAAATCTCCGAAGCCTCAGGTAAGAAAATCGAACGTCCGTCCTGGGCCAATCGAGCACCTTCTGAAAAGTCTTGGCCGTCCACTTACGAGAGAAAACTGGCTCCGAGTGAACTACCTGTTCATGCCGATTCCAGAGCCATGGACGCAAGAGGACGAGAACGAATTGCCGCCTTCTTTACGAAGACCCCTGCCGTGACGATGGATGCGACGACCATGCCGCCGAAGATCCCGTTCATCAAGCGCAAGGATCTGTGGGGCCATCTCGCGTTGAAGTTCGAGATGACGCCCAGCATGCGTCGTGCCCTGGCTGAGAGGCTGGACGACAACGTCGGCCTGATCAGCACGAAGCCGAACAAGGGTGGGACGATCTCGCGGCAATACTTCGGTCTCATCCGTGACCGTGTCTACAAGAGCATCAACAAGGGACGTGACCTGACCGGCCTGACTGAGGATCTGCACGAGGCTCTCGGCATCACGCGCAGACGTGCAGGCCTGATCGCGCGTGACCAGAACAACAAGGCCACCTCACTGTTCGTGCGCACAAGGCAGAAAGAGATCGGCATCAACAAGGCTCAGTGGATGCACACCGCAGCGTCCATTCACCCGCGTCTGGAACATGAAGGCTGGGATGGCATGCCCTACCTTGTGGACGAGGGTATGCAGAGCATGGAGGAAGGTGAGCAGCAGTGGCCAGGAAGCGCGATCAACTGCGGGTGCTTGAGCATGCCCATCATCCCCGGCTACAACGACGAAGGTGACGAATACAGCACACTCAAGGACGATGAGGAGGAAGCAGGATGAGCGAAGATCTCGCAACCAAGATAGCCGAAGAAGAGCAGCAACTCAGCGAAGACCTCGCCGTGTTCGAGGCTCAGTCAGACCCACAGCCCGATAGCGCACCCGTTCCTGTGAGTGACCAGGATGCGATCGCTCTCACGCAGTCCACCCTTTACCCTCAGAGCTAGGAGCGATAAAATGTCCGCAGCCCAAGACAACGCTTTCGCCGCTACCGCAGTGGCCGACAACCTCACCAACCTCGCCAATGTGAGCATGTCCTCGACTCAGCACTTCCAGGCCAATCAGGCTCACAGCATGGCGGCTGCGGCATGGAGCTCGGTCGGCACGCCAACAGCCAAGATTGCCTATCACAACAACCTCTCGGCTGTGCATCTCACCACTGCGATCCAACTCCGCACTGCGGGTAAATAGGAGCCGCCATGCCTCCGCTGAAGAACTCGATCACGATGGACAGCAACCCCGAAGGCCACAACCAATATTCAGGTGGTTCAGGCAGGGCTGAGAAGGCAGCGAAAGCTGGCAGCAAGGCCTTGAAGAAGGTTTTCGGCAAGTCGGCCAGTGGCACTCAGGGCGCATCGCAAGCAGCCTTCGCAGCCACCAAGGTAGCGAACAAGGCAAACACAGCGAAGGCACACACGGCGGCTAACGCTGCACATTCCAAAGCTGCACAGGAATGGCATCGTGCCGGTGGACCGGAAGGTGAAAGACAGGCCCAGGCACATGAATCTGCCGCACACACCCACAGCATGGCCGCGAGCGCACTTCGCGCGAGCAAGTAACAAGCACCATCACCAGAGGAGGTCTTATGACCCTGATCGAGAACGTCGAAGCCATCACCACCAACATCACCAAGGCGAATGAAATCTGGGCCGCGATGGAGCCGCTCAAGAAGGAGTTCGAAGAACTGGCCCGCCCGCTGACCAAGCTGGACAAGGCCAAGAACTACTTCGGCGTCAAGCCGGACGGCAATGCCTACGTCATCAGCTTCAACCCGCAGAACGGCATGCCTGAGTTCCGCGAAGCCTACCCGCTGCCCGAGGCGGATTACGCGGCCGAGCAGGCTGCACAGGCCGAGGCGGATGCGCTCGCTGCCGCTGCTGCCCCAACTCTTGGCGTGTCGAACTCGAACGATGGAGGCCCCGCCAACGTGGCCGCACAGGCTGAGGCAGATGCCCTGGCACCCAATGTCGTTCCTCTTGGCCCGATCTCCTAGCACTTCAACCAAGACTCCTTTGCGGGATAACTACCCGCCCGGAGAGCAGCATGAGCACCCTAGGCCTAGACAGCATCACGATGGACAAGAGCACCGCTCGCAGGACAGATGCGAACGGGTTCCTCCACGTCGATGGGTGCAACATCTCGAAGGCCACGGTGAACCCGTATCTGGGCGTGGAGATTCCGAACTGGGAGTCTCTGGGCCTGGAGCGGGACAAGAAATACATGATCCTCAGGCCACCGGAAGAACTGAAGAAGGCAGCGAGCACGTTCAACAATCTGCCCCTGATGAACAAGCACATCCCGGTGGACAAGTTCAACCTGGAGGATCCTGAGGTCAAGAAGCACTACGTCGGCAGTACGGGCACCGACGCAGTGTTCGATGACCCATACCTGGTCAACTCGCTGGTCATCCACACGCAGACTGCGATCAAGGAAGTGGAGGACGAGACCAAGCAGGAACTGTCCTGCGCGTATCGCTACAAGATCGTGATGAAGTCCGGCGTATTCAAGGGTGAGGCATACGACGGGCACATGGAGGAGATCGAGGGAAACCACGTCAGCCTCGTTACCGAAGGTCGTGCTGGCCACGAGGTGATGGTGCGCGACTCGATGGACTTCATCCGCTACAAGCATGTGGCCAACGTCGTGCGCGAGGCTCTCAAAGTCTCTCCCGCACAGCGTCTGATGGATGCGCTCGGTATCGACGGTGACGTTCCCGGCCACGAGTTCCACGGCAACCAGCACGTCGGCGGCATGGGCAAGGTGTCGAACACCGTGAACCGGATGATGTCGTGCGTCAGGAACTTCGACGGCAAGCTGAGGAAGGATGCTGGGTTCACGTTCAGTGCGCAGACCCGTGAGGATGTCACCAAGGGCATCTCGGTTGGTGTGCATCCAGAACGTGGCCTTGTGATCGACCCCAAGAACATGAGCGCAAAGGAACTCGAAAAGCACGCCGCGCAGTGGCTCGAAAAGAACAAGGAACTGTTCAAGGACAAGAGCATGAAGGTCGGAGGTTGGGTGGATCCGAAGACCGGCGAGCTTTGCCTCGACGTGGTGAAGATCTACGCACCGCAGCAGATGAAGCAGGCCATGGCCGCAGGTTCGCAGCATGACCAGCAGGCCATCGCCAACCTGGGTGCCATCCACAGAGGCGACTGGGGCCACGCGTTCATCGACACAGGTGGCACCGGCAAGAAGATGGGCACGCACATAGCGAAGGGAGGACGACATGCCGCAGCGTAAGGGTGCATACGTTCTGTTCGACCCAAGCATGGGTGCCAAGAAAATCGTCGATGTGCTCATGGGCCTGCACAGCAAGATCGCAGCGGACCAATCGATCACATCCGACATCGAGGAGAGGGAAGACACGAACCCGAAAGAAGGAAAGTCGAAATACGGCAGCGTCACATTCGCAGATCCCAAGAACCACAAATACCCACTCGACACTCCTGAACACGTTCGCGCTGCCGCGAGCTACTGGGGCATGTCGAAGAACCGTTCCAAGTATTCACAGGAGGACCAGACGACGATCTCACATCGCATCAAGGCAGCGGAGAAGAAATTCAAGATCGGTAACCACTCCGACAAATGAACACCCAACCAGGAGGCCTGTAATGGGCAAAAAGTTTCGTCAATTGACTGGCCAGGGGCAGACCGTGAAGGGTGCCCTGGCTTTCTATCTCGCGCCTAAGATGGCCGAGGATCAGCGTCTCAAGGCCGGTGAACTGGACAATGTGCTGAAGAGCATCACGCCCGGTCGCTATGAGAAGCAGATCAACGGCATCGTCGGTACCGTCAAGGAGAAGTTCGAGGCTCGTCTCGCAATGGACGAGTCCCTCGACGACCTGTCGGATCTACTGGCCACACTCATCCCGGCCGAGGGTGAGTATGCGATGGACGCGAAGGGCTGTGTCAAGGGCAAGGATGAGGCAGAGGACGAGGATGACGACAGCGACGATGACGCTGCCGACATGGAGATCCCGCCCAACTTCCTGAAGAACTCCACGATGAAGCCCAAGAAGAAGGGCGCGAAGGACAGTGCGGCCAAGCTGACCGAAGAGCAGGGCAGTGGCCAGTCTTCGAAGAACCTCGCTGACAGCAAGGAGGAAGAGGACGACATCGACGACGAGGAAGAGGACAAGGACGACGAGTCCGACGAGTCCGACGACGAGGAGGGAGAAGAGGAGGACGACGCGGAGGAGAAGCCCAAAGGAAAGGACAAGAAGATGAACAAGGACAAGAAGGGCAGTGCGAAGGACAGCAAGCCCAGCATGGACGCGGCCTTCCGCAGCCTGCGCACCCTGGCCACCCAGGACTCCATGCACGAACTCCAGGCGCGCTACGAAGCGCAGGAAGCCGTGCGGCCCTACGTCGGCAAGATCGACGTGCTGGCCTGTGACAGCGTGTTCGGCATCTACAAGCTTGCCCTGACCGCGAACAAGATCGACACGCGCGGCGTGCCGGAAACCGCGTTCCCCGCGATGGTGAAGATGCTCCCCGGCAAGCTGGCCATGGATCAGAAGATCGAACTGGCCCAGGACGGCACGGGTGACGACAGCTTCCGCAAGCAGTTCCCCAACGCTCCCACTCTGGCTTAGGAGGATAACAACATGACTGGTGGTTTTCAGTCTCAAGTCTACAGCTACCCCGCTCCTGCGGTGGTCGGTGCTCGTGCGAGCATGAATCCGACCGCGACCATTGCGGCTGGTCCGCTTGGTCTCACCGCTGGTGCTCTCGGCCTTACGGTCGGCAAGTTCGCGTGGGTCTCCTACGCGCAGGCCGGTGGTGCTGGTGTCGCCAACAACTTCTCCCCCACCCAGCCCGCTCTTCCGGCCGGGTTCGTGAACAACGAGCAGCAGGCGTTGGTTACGACTTGGTTGGGCAACAACGGCCTCGTGGTGCCTCCGGGCTACCAATGCACGCTGTTCGGGCGCGGCGATTTCTGGGCCAAGGCTATCTACAACGACTGCGCTGTCGGGAACAAGGTCTTCGCGAACCTGTTCTCCGGTGATGTCTACGGTGCTGCCACCGGTTCGTTCGTGAGTGCTGCGGTCGGTGCTTCTGCATCGATCACCGCGACCACCACGGCCGGATCCTACAGCATGAACGTCACCGCTTTCGCCGCCGGCACGCTCGCTGTGGGCCAGCAGATCAGCGGCCCCGGTCTCACCAACGGCAACTACTACATCGAGTCCGGCGGCACCCTCGTGCTGCCCGCCTCGTCCGGCACCGGCACCATCAACCTGACCCAGGCTGCTGTGGCCGCTTCGACCGGCGGCACCTTCACCACCGTCGCGAACGTCGGCATCGGCGGCTGCGTGTGCTCCAGCGTCTCGTCTGCTTCCAGCACCACGCTGACCATCAACACGGTCACCAGCGGCACCATCGTCCCTGGACAGATGATCCAGCAGATCACCAGCATCCCCGCGAACAACTGGGTGGCCAGCATCGGCACCTTCAACGGGACTTCCGGCACCGTCATCATGGGCCTCGCCAGCACGGGCACGATCACCGCGCAGGCTTGCAACTTCTCCGCGTGGATCGAGACCCCCTGGTATTTCCTTTCTGCCGGGAACGTCGGTGACCTCTGCAAGATCGGCATCTTGAACTAGGAGCGATGAGCCATGAAGAGTTTCACTTCCAAAACCAAAAACTTCGCCAAGTATTATGGCATTGGCGTTGATTCCGGCGAGGCTTTCCTCCAGCCCTGCGTGGACGTTCGTCGTCCCGGCATCGCAATGGACCAAGCTCTTGAGATGGCCATGGATGCCCCGGTCAACCTGCTGCAAGCGGGCCTCGTCACCATCGGCAACGCGGGCATCCCTGCCTACCTCGCCAACTACCTCGACCCCGAGGTGGTGCGCGTGTTCACCGCACCGCTCAAGGCCGTCGAGATCTTCGGTGAGCAGAAGAAGGGCGACTGGACGACCGATACCGCCCAGTTCCCTGTGATCGAGAGCACGGGTGAAGTGTCGAGCTACGGCGACGATGATGACAACGGCCTCGCACAGGCCAACGTGAACTGGGAACCTCGTCAGTCCTATCACTACCAGATCTTCACTCGCTGGGGTGACAAGGAGATGGCGAAGGTCGGTCTCGCGAAGATCGATTGGGCTGCTGAACAGAACGTGTCCAGTGCGCTCATCATGAACATCTTCCAGAACAAGAGCTACTTCCTGGGCGTGGCCGGACTGAGCAACTACGGGCTTCTCAACGACCCGTCGCTGCCCGCTGCGATCGCTCCGCTCAATGGTGCGTGGACCTCGTCCACCACGGGCGTGCAGATCTTCGCGGACATCCAGAACATGTTCGTCACGCTTCAGCTTCAGCTTGATGGCAACATCGAGATGGAAGACGAACTGAGCCTGTGCTTGCCCCCCGCGAAGCAGCCCTACCTGCTGACCCCGATGCTCAACACCTATGGCACCGCGACCGTCAAGCAGTTCCTCAAGGAAGCCTTCCCCAAGCTCAAGATCTTCACCGCTGTGCAGTACACGCTCTCCACTGGCGTGAACACTGCGCAGTTGATTGCGCCCAGCGTCCAGGGCCAGAAGACTGGCTTCTGCGCCTTCACTGAAAAGAGCCGCAGCCATGCGATCGTCCGCAAGACCTCGTCCACCCACCAGAAGAAGTCCGGCGGCACCTGGGGAGCAATCGTCAAGATCCCCGCTGCCATCGTCACCCTCTCTGGTTTCTAGGGAGCCTCCAATGGCCCAGATTCCTTCCGTCACCGTCTACTGCAAAATGTGGAACGGTTACACCCTCCAGGTGGACCAGAAGCGTGTGCATCTTCGCGGAAGTGCTCATTACCTCCAGCCGAATCCGAACCGCAAGTTCAAGGCTGTCCCTGAAGATCAGGTGATCTACGGAGACACCATGACACTCGTGGCCGAGGATTTCTGGCTGGAGTGGGTGAGGCGCATGACCCACGACGGCACCGAGAAGTTCGACCCCTTCGAAAAAGGTCTCATCTACGCGCACAAGAACAAGGCTGATGGTGCCGCCCATGCCAGGGAACTGGAGAACGAGAAGCACGGTACTGAGCAGATCGATCCCAACGTCAAGCTGAAGGACAAGAAGGGCCGCACAGTGGGCGGAAAGCTTGATGATCGCGAAACCCCTGATGAGGAGTAGGCCATGACCGTGGTGGTGTTCAATTCACAGAGTTTCACCCAGCGATACCCGGAGTTCAACACCATTGACCCGGCACTGCTGGGCCTGTATTTCAACGAGGCCTGTGGCTACCTGAACAACACCGATGGCTCGCCCGTCACTGACATAAACCTGCGCACGACCATGCTCAACATGATCACTGCGCACATTGCCTGCTTGAACGCTACGACGAATGGTGTCGTCTCAAACCCGCTCGTGGGCAGGATCTCCAGCGCAAGCGAGGGATCCGTCCACGTCACGGTGGAAGACGGCAAGCCTTCTTCATACGCTGCGTGGTTCAAGCAGACGCAATACGGTGCGTCCTATTGGCAGATGTCCAACCAGTATCGGCGCATGCACTACTTGGCTCCCTGTGAGGGTCAGAACTACAACGGCCCACGAGGTGGTTTCTGATGTCTGAAAACGAAGTGAAGATTCTCGGAATGGAGCAGCTTGACACCAAGTTCAAGCAGTTCTTCGCGCACATGCTCGGCAACCCTACCGTGTCCGTTGGCTTCCACAGCGATGCACAGGCTGGGTGGCCGGGTCCGCGTCCGAAGGGACCAGCCGGGATCAAGAGTGGGAGGCGCAGCGACAATGCCAAAGGCAGTCAGCAACCCGCTGCCATGGTCGCGTTCATCCTGAACGCTGGTGCGCCTGAGAAGCACATCCCACCTCGCCCTTTCTGGGATCAATGGAAAGAGAAGTATGGCCCGACCTGGGGCGACCTGATCAAGGCCGGACTCATCAACACAGGAATGGATTCCAAGCTAGCACTCGAACAGGCAGGTGTGTTGATCGCTGCGCAGTTGCAGCAGACCATCATTGAATTCACTGAGCCTGACGATTCCGACGAGACGAAGAAGCGCAAGCAGTTCGTCGAAGGCAACAAGGTGCTGATCGACTCGCACGGCATGATTGATAGCGTGAAGTCGCGGGTGCAATCATGAACCTGCATGGGATCATTTCCGGTGCAGTGGGAGCAGTCAATCCCAGAATGCTGATCAGCTACTCAGCATGCACCCCAATCATCACGGCTACACCCGGTGGACCGCGCACACCTACCTACTTGCCTGCGACCAACATCACCGCGCAGGTGCAGGAACTCACCACGGGCGACCTGAAGCATGTAGACGATCTGAACATGAGCGGACTGAAGCGCAAGCTGTGGTCTTCACAAATCATGAACGGTATAGACCGTGCTGCGGGACTTGGTGGTGACAAGGTTGTGCTGCCGGACGGCACCACTTGGCTCGTGGTGCAGATCCTGGAGAAGTTCCCAGACTGGAACAGCGTGGTCATCGTCAAGCAGGTGAACCCATGACCCTCGTGAACACACCCATCGATCAGAGCGTGCTCGCAGCCATCCAGGCCTGGATCATGAGCATCACCGGGCTGAGCATACAGGATGTCATCCCCGCCCACGACAACCGTGTGCCACCCCCTGGAACTCCGTTCATCATCGTCTCTCACCTGTCCAGAAAGGCCTATGAAGTTCCCCTTTCCACCTGGGACGGTGTCAGCACTGAGACCACCAGCGTCGGCCTGGACTACACGTTCCAGATCGACAGCTATGGTGATGGTGCTTCGGACTGGGCACTCATCATGCAGACCGTGTTCAGGTCTGACCAGACCGCATCGTTCTTCGAGGCCTGGGGATTAGCCAACAACTTCACCATCGACCCTCTCTACACTGACGACGCAACGCACATGGCGATTGTAAATGATGAGAGCCAATACGAGGAGCGGTGGATGCAGAAGATGCATTTCGCTGTGGTCTTCAGCGTCACCGCAGCCCAGCAGTTCATGAACCAAGTCGTCGTCGGATCCATCAACGTGCAAGCAACCTATCCACGATAAACGAGGAGCAACATGTCGATTCCTGCCTCAAATATTGTCCAGGTCGTGCCAAGTGTTTTGAGCGCAGGTGGCAACCCCCTCGCTCTGAACGGCCTGATCCTGTCCAACTCCCCCAACCTACCGGTCGGTGCGCCGATCGGCTTCTCCAGTCCCGCAGCCGTGCTGGCCTATTTCGGCAGCTACGCGTGGGCGGGCACTGCCACCTGTTCCGGCTCGACCCTCACCATCGTCTCGACCACGCTCGGCACGGCTGGCAACTATGCCCCCCTTGCCGTGGGACAGGGCATCCAGGGCCTGCTCGCGACCGGGTGCCCTCCTGGCACCTACATCACCGCGATGGGCACCTACAGCACCACCACGGGCACGGGAACGGTCACCATCAACACGACCTGGACCCAGGCCTCCGCGCAGGCGATCACCAGCAACTCGCTGGAATACAACATGGCCCAGATCTACTTCCAGGGCTACACGCTCGGCACGCTCAAGCCCACCCAGTTGTGGTTCTCGCGCTACGCGCAGACCGCACTCCAAGGCTTCTTCCGGGGTGCCCCGGTCCCGACCACGACCACGCTCGCCACGCTCCAAGCCATCACCACTGGCACCCTGACCATGACCCTGAACGGGGCTGCTGTCACCGTCGCGGCCACCAACCTGTCCTCCGCGACCTCGCTGTCCAATGCGGGTGTCGTCCTCGCTGCGCAGTTGGTCACGGGTGGCGCACCGGCCGGGACCACCTGCACCTACAACTCCCTGTTCAACGCGTTCGTCATCCAGTCCGGCACCACGGGAATCGGCGCGGTCACGGTCTGCGGCGGCACCTCCGCTGCGATCGCTCAGATGGGCTTGGGTTCAGGTGTCACCTCGCTCGGCACCACCTCAGCCATGACCCCGGCCGCGGCCATGGCCACCGTCGTCCTGGGCACCCAGAACTGGGCCTGCTTCACCTCCGCGTTCGAGCCGGTCATTGCCGACAAGATCGCGTTCTCGGCCTGGACCAACGGCACGGGTGGGCAGTTCGTCTATGCCCCCTACGACAGCGACACCACGATCGTCACGACTGGCCAGGGTGCGGGCGGATCTGTCTCCTGCATTTCCTACTGGTGTTCGCAGCGCACGGGCGGGTTCAACTACAACGGCACCTGCTCCCAGTATCAGGATCCGCTTGCTTCAGCCTTCGTGCTCGGCTTCGTCGCCAGCATCAACTGGGCCGCTCCTGGCGGGCGTGCTGCCATCCAGGCCAAGCAGACCACGGGCGTGAGTGCAACCATCAGCGATCCGACCTCCTACGCGAACGCGATCTACAACAACACGAACTTCTTCGGTGCTTTCGCCACTGCGAACTACCCGTTCACCATCTTCACCAATGGCAGCATCAGTGGTCCGTTTGCATGGCTCGACAGCTACGTCAGTGCGATCTGGCTCAATGCGGCCATTCAGCTTGCTGAAGTGAACAACATGCTGATCCAGCAGAGCATCCCCTACAACGCGACCGGCTACAACATGATCGAGTCTGCCGCGTGCTCGGGACCGTCTTCGCCCGTGCAGATGGCACTGGTCAATGGTGTGATCAACAAGGGTGTCCTGCTCACCGCAGCGCAGGCTTCTGCTGTGAACACCGCAGCCAGCGTGAATGCGCAGAACCCCAATCAGGGAATCAACATCGCGTCCACCCTGCCCACCACTGGGTATTACTTCCAGGTTGGTGTCGCTTCCGGCACTGCGCGCATGAACAGGACTTCGCCTCCCTGCACCCTCTGGTATATGGATGGTGGCTCGGTGAATCAACTCAACGTCGCTTCCATCAACATCCAGTAGAGGAGAGCCACATGGCCACTATTACCTCCGCAAATGCCACCTTCGTCTTGACCGTGCCGGGTCTGTTCTCGTCCGGTGTGGCCATCTCGCAGTGGGCCGCTGACGACATGTTCACGTCCGATGCGATTCCCATCCTCGAAGCCATGATGGGCGTGGATGGCCACCTGTCGGCCGGTTGGCTCCCGCACCCGGTGAAGTTCAAGCTCAAGCTCGCGGCCGACTCGGTGAGCATCACCGTGTTCGACCAGTGGGCCGCGATGATGAACACCAACCGTGATGCGGTCATCGGATCAGCCATCATCACCATGCCGGGGAACAATTCGAAATACAACCTGAACAACCTGTTCCTCGAAACCTACAAGCCCATACCTGACGCCAAGAAATTCCTTGAGCCGCAGGAATTCACCCTCATCGTCGAATCCATCACCAAAGGCCCGATGTAGATCTAGGAGATTGCCATGGCACGCAGAACAAAGACCATCACGATCCCACACAAGGAAAAGGACAACCGTGACGAGGGAAAGACTTTCTTCCTCCAGGAGATGGGTGCTGTGCAGGCCGAGAAGTGGGCTATGCGCGTGCTCATCGCCATATCCGGCCCAGGCACCAAGATCCCGAACAAGGCTGGCCTAGCCAGCCTTGCAGAGGCTGGCATGTCCTTGTTCACGATGCTCGGCAACATCAGATGGGAGCAGGCAGAGCCTCTTCTCAACGAGATGATGCAGTGCGTCATGCGCAAGGAATCGGCCACGGTCATCCGGCCCCTGGTGGAGGAGGACATCGACGAGATCACCACCCTGCTCATGCTTCGTAGGGAGGTGCTTGAACTGCACCTGGGTTTTTCGTTGGCCGAAAAGTTCCAGACCTTGGGGTCGGAACCACCGGCAAATTCCGATTCGCAGACTACCTGAACGTCAGCCCGCTCATTGGAGTGATCGTGAGCAAGCAATACGCGACACTCCATGAGTTGGAGACGGTCTACGGTGGAGAAGATGCATACAACTTCTTCGAAATAATTTCTGTGAACAACTACAACGAAGAACTCGTCAGCAATAGCCACAAGGACAAGTGACATGGCTTCACCACTCGCAGAACTCCTAATCGTCATCGGCGTTGACCACGAGAAGGCCGAGAAGGCCATTGAGTCGATGTCGGAGAAGGTGAAAGAGAACTTCAAGGAAATGGGCAAGACCGTCCTGGAGTTCCTTGGTGTTCTGGGTGGTGTGGCCGAGTTTGCGAGCTTCTTCGAGCACACGATTCAGGCCCAGGTCGCAGTTCAGCGGCTCTCACAGGAATTCCATATAGGCTCGGAAGAGATCAGCACGTTCCAGATCGCAGCCGAGCGTGTTGGGGGCACTGCTGAAGGTGTGAATTCCACCATCACCAGCTTGGGCGAGAAGCTCTCTGTTCTGGGCACCAAGATGCGCGGTGCGCGCATGTCCGGCATGGCACTGGGCATGGCCATGGGCTACGAGGGCAAGCAGGCCGAAGAGATGGGCGTCAAGATCTTCAAGGGCATGAAGGCCCCGGAAGCCCTGGCGAAGATTACCGAGAGCATGCATGGCATGGAGTTCGGCAAGGCCATGAAGCTCGGCCAGATGATTGGTATGGACGAAGGATCAGTTCGCTTGGCAACCAAGACCAAGGAGGAATACGACGAACTGATAGATCGTGCGAAGCAGTTCGCCATGACTCAGGAGGAGACCGAGTCAGCAGAGAAATTCGAGGAAGCTCAGAAGGATATGGAAGCTGCCATGCACAAGGTGGGCATGGAGATCATAGACCACATCCTACCCGCACTTCAGTGGATGGCTGACAAGCTGGCTATGGCTAGTGCAGCCATGGCTAAACACCCACAATTCGCCAAGC